TCTTGTACTTTTATGTCAATTATTATATTTTGCGCCATTAGTATTCTTTGTTAAATCGTTTTCTTTTGTTTATTGCTTCTTTTAAATTGCTAGGAGCTTCATATTTACCCTTAGCTATATCGATATACGGAGATACTCCATAATAATCATCTAGTTTTAATAAATCTAATATATGTTTAAGCATTGAAGTCATTTAATAATTCTATTTCACTTTTACCGTTATATAAATCAGTAGTTATTGAGTTTATTTTATAACTCTTTTGATTTATTATAAATCTGTCAGCCAGCGTGAAATTCAATAGAATTTCTGCTGGTAAAAATGCTGTAACCCTAGTAAGTCTATTTTTAGCATCAAATGAATCACTTATATAAGTGTTATAATAGTTTCTAAATAAACTCTGTGCGGACACAGTATTTGTATACTCATTAAGTTCAGTGCCAAAATGTATAGTTTGACTTGTATTGTTTAATTCAACTGAATTAGAAGGAACGATATAATTCACGCTTGATCCTGCTCCTCCTGAAGAATCTCTAAAATATATTGTTTCACCTGAAGTCACTCTTACTGGATAAAACAATAAAGGTTTTCCAATATAAGGCTCTTGATTTTCATTTACAGACCATCCCCATTGTATATCTGTTGATGTATCACCAGAACTGTCGTTTAAATCTAATAATTTTTGAAACTTATGATGTTCAAAAGGGAGTTCTATTTTATATACGCTTCCATCTGGATCTTCAGTTAAATATTCATCTGTACCCCATTCAAAACCAAATATCTTTTCGTGTGTTATAGAAAAGAAAGAATCTCTTCCTTGATACCTAAAATCAACTTCTTTGTAAGGTAAAGCGCTATTTACTTCTGATTCACCTATATCTATATAATCTGTAATATCATATTCAACACCTGCACTATAATAAGAGTCTAATGTTTGCACTTTAATTGTTCCATCATCTTGCACAAAAGCAGTAAGATTAAACATTTTAAATATACCTGTAAGAAAATCTATATTTTTCATTTCAGGTATTTCTGATTTTATATTAAAGGAAGGATTTGTAACTATAGTTGTAGAACTGAATGTTAAACTATAAGTAGTTTCTGGTAATTCAAAAGAGCCTTTACCAAGAACAGTCATTGTTGCTGTTCCAGAAACAGATAATGGTGAAGAAGAAGTTGTGCTTATGTTAAAAGTATAATCTCCTTCACAAACAACACTAGGACTACAAAGTCCGATCATTTCTAACGTTTGTGTTCCTGTTCCTGATATACTGTACTCTAAATTTCCATCTAAAAAAGCATCTATAGTATATGTTATTGAGTTGTCTGTAGGAACAACCTCCAATTCAAAATTAATATTATCATCTCCTTGTACTTCTAAAGTAGATCCATCTGAAACAATTGAACTGTCATAACTTGACCCAGCGTCAAATGTACCAGTTTGAAAGGTTTGTATTTGTTTTACAAAAGGTTCTGATACTTGAGAATCAGTACCAAAATCACCAGACTTTCTATGAAGCCACATAAACAGATTATAGTAAGCTGTGTTAGTTGTGTTAAAGAAATCATCTGAAAATGTTAGATCATATTTTGTTTGTATCGCCTCAATTATTTTATGAACTCTAAGAGCATACTTTAATTCAGTTAGCAATAAGCCTTGATTATCTCCACCTCCATTGTTTGCTAAATTATCTACAATACCTGTATATGTTGAAGCTGGATTTCCAGAATCATATACCAATCTTCTTGTATGAGTAATTAAAGGTGTAATAAAATCAGAAATGGCGTTTACTAATTTCGACTTTAATTGTCCTGCGGTATAAACAGTATTAAAAGAAGATAAAGAATCTAAACTTTTCAGCTTATCATCTTTCATTATACTTATTAAACTTACTGTCTCACCAAAGAATGTAACTTTATAAGTGTAAGGCTTTCCTTCTTTCATATTTACACCATCTAATCTTATTTTACCTTTTTTAAATGGAGTATGATTTAATTCTATTCTTGCAGATCTTCTTACTCTAGCATCAAAATCACTAGACAAAACGTTTGTTCTGCTAACTATATCAGAGTTATAATAATGTTTAAATATTTTATTGTTTGTAGATGAAGCAGGTAAACTAAAAGTCCTGGTAAAATCAGTATATACACTTCCAATATCTCTAACGTCTTGGATGGTCTGTGTTATAGACACAGACTCATCTTTAAACATATCTACTCTGATGTCAGACCCGTCATTATCTTGTATATATAATTGTACTACAAACATTATCTTATATTTTGTATTTTATCATTTGCATATTCAAATTCTATAGTGTAGCTAACAAGCTTATTATTTACGCTTGTCTTTTTCTCTACAGAACTGCTTTTTATGATTACTGGATGTATAGATGATTGAGTATTTTGTATACCTTCATCCACCCATATTTGCTGGCTCATTAGTAATTCCTGTATAGGATCAGATATTCCTTCATCTAAGAAAGAAGTGTTTAATACTAAAGATTCTGTTCCTTGAATGTCTACTCTTTGTTTTTGAGCCTTATAAGTATCATAAGAGAAGCTAGCTAAATTAAAATTAACTGTACTTCTTTTAAATTCATCTGAGCTTGTTTCTAGGTTCTTTACTGATTTTCTGTCAAATATAATATCTTGTAGAGCTCCATATCTATTATAAAATATAACTCTGTATGCAGTATACTTAGAGCAATCTAGTTCTTCTAAAGTAATTGTTTGAGTTAAAGATAATCCAACACCATCTGTTATTGAAACTGTTCCTCCTGAAAAGTTATCAGTTTCAGATATAACTACGTATTGAATTTTATCTGAAGATTTTCCATTATGTATTTCATAGCCATCTCCTGAAATCATTATATCGTCAGCCAATGTTAATTGAGTATCGCTATCAACCGCAGTCACGTTTGTGAACGTGCTTTCGGTTGTATTGTATACAGTCATACCTACTTTTACTGTAGTTAAGAAGTCCTGAGAACTATCTACTAATTTGTTAGTTGTTGTTCCGTCTGCAGTTCCTGAATCCTGAATATCTCCGTCTGTAACTTTTATATCGCTAATAAGTGTACCCCATCCAGAACTATATGTATTCCAGAACTCATCTACTAAATTCCAATATACGTCTGATACTCCGCCTACGCTAAATCGAAGTGTAGATTGTAAAGGGGAATAAACAGGAATAATAATATCTTTGCCTTTAATAAAGTAAATTTTATTATTTGTCATCAAAGCTTGCTTTTGAGCAACAACTGAGTTTCCAGGATTTAAACCATCCTTAAAAAAGCCATATCCATCTAATGTTATCCAAGCTGTTCCGTTGCTTGCTGTAGAAGACATTGTAATTGTGTATTCTTCTCCTGATTCAAATATATCACTAGAAACAGATAAGGTATTATCATCATCAACTGCTGAAACAGTTGCTGATGTATTGTCAGTTACATTGTTTACTGTTAATGTAAAAGAAGAAGGCAACAACTTTCTAATAAAATTATTATTAGTATCTACTAATTTATTTGCTGTTGTGGCAGTTGTTGTTCCAGACGTTATTTGAGCAGTTACATCTATATCTACCCAAATACCATCTACTGCTAAATTATAATATTCAGTTTTAAAATAATCCCGTATGAGTTCAGCAACCTCTATAGAAGCTGATGTTTTACTGAATATTTTGTAACCTTCTCCAGATACCATTATATCTGTATCTAAAGTTAAAGTTGTGTCACTATCTACTGAGCTTACTATAGCTATTGTGTTGTCCGTAGTATTATATACTAAATCTCCAGCTTCAATCGTTTCAGTAAATAGCTTGACTGAATCAACAAGTTTGTTAGTTGTTGTTGATGTTGTTGTTCCAACTTCAACTACATCTGCGATTTTATCTTTTGTAATTGTGTAAGTTGCTGTAGCTGGTTTATTTGTTGTGTAATGCCCAGTATATATATAAATGCTGTATGTAAATTTTTCTGCTAATGCCGCAGCAGATTTATAAAATATAGGGCTTCTTGCTAATTGTGGTGTATAAAATGCTGGCATATTATTTTATTTTTAATCCTGGTTCAATTCTTTTTTCTATTGCTTTAGCGTATCTTTCCGCTACGATATCTTCTATAAAGTCTGTTACCTTAAGAAATGATCTAGAAACAAAGTTTGTCGCTTCTGTTCCGTTTCTTTCTATGTATTTAGATATTGCGATTGCAGCTTGCTTATAAGATTGATATCTTCCTCTATAATCTCTTCCTCTAATTTGTCTTGCTTGCACCCACTCGAATATCGCATAGTTATTAACTCTTCCTGGACCCCTGCCTTCATCTAAATATTGAGCATATTTCTTGTCTGTTGTTATACTAAGAACATTATCTGTAACTGATTTTTCAAAGCTGCCATACAATTTTCCCGTATACATTGAATTATAATCTCTATTAGGTTTATTTTCCTCAAGCTTATCTTGAAGTTCCTGGATTATTCTATCTCCGATTTCGTGTAATACTGTATCTATATCTATTTTCATTTTTTATATTGTGCTATACAAACTGCAATTCTTTGATCTTGTCTTGGGTATTCTTTTATCATTGTATCATCAGACATACATCTAATCATAAATTCATTTTGTTTTTCTCCTGGCTTTCTTTTTGGTAGTGGCATAATTAACAGACGCTTGTTGTTTTATTTGGTAATTCAATTATTAAATCCATTCCCCATCCTGCTAATTGATTTTCAAATCTATCTAAGAATGGTTGAGCAGATATATCTCCTCTAACTTGAAACAAATCATTGTATGCTGCGCCTCTTCTAAGTTTACCTTGTAAAATATTAGCTGCAGATAGTTGAGTGTTTAAGATGTCAATAAGATTATCGTTATCATAAAATTGATCAAAAGAGTTTGTTTCTCTGTTGTCATCTACTATGTCTAAAAATAATATTGCAACTTCCATTACAATAATATGATCTCTAAAAGTTACATTTCCTATTTGAACGTGTGCCAAAGGAAATATTGTTGTTTTCGCTAAGTCAACCTCCATTAAGTCGCCAAACGTTACCGTTTGTGTTGACGGGTTGTCTCTAAGTAAATCTTTTATTTTATCTAGTGTTTCGTATACTGCTATCATTTATATGATTGTTTAATTAATCTTGCTTCTAAATCGTTTTTCTCTTTTTCAAATTCTAACCACATCATTGCTTTGTTGACATTAAGTCTTGTAGCTTTGTCAACTTTGAAGACATCTCCTCCTGCAAGGCTGTAAATTGACTGATACCATCCCCATTTTTTACTGAATCCTTGTGTGTAGGATCCTCTTTCAATGTCTCCTGCTGTTTGAGTAAAGAGTCCATTGTAATTTTCAACAAGTCTGTCCCTAAACTCCAAAAAAAAAGCATTGTACCAATAGCTACAGATGCAGGTGCGTCTTTCATAATTTCTGAGTACTTATCACTACCTTCATATTTTTCTATTTTGTAGAAATCCTT